CACTCTTTCCCTACACGACGCTCTTCCGATCTAGATTCCAAAGAAAATCCCGGAATTTCTTCCGGGACTCTCAAAGAATTTTTAGTTGTAATACAATTTCACCGCTAACGAGCCATTGATAATCAACTGAATATTTGCTGAGCCAGGACTTCCTGGAAATTCATTTGCCCAACTCGATAATAATCTGGGATACCAAACTTTTCCTGTTCCGGCTGGACCTGACTGAAAAGTGTCATCCCCAATATTTTCGTGTAGACCAAAATCGTCGTAATATTTTGCAGTGATTGAAGTGATGATTGAAAATGGGTCATAAACAACGAGTTTCCATTTTTCGCCAATCGTATTTCCCATATCAATTGGAACCAGATAGACTCCATTTTCAATCTTGAACTTGTTAAAGGAATTGTCAAGAATCAGGTTTGAATGAACCTGATAAACAAAAGCAGGGTCTTGAATAGCAGTTACGGCTCTACTCAGACCCCCCCCCCTGTGGCGGAGAAATTGATGGTTGTAGAACGTTCTTTTGCAAGAAGATTAGGGTCAGCAACGGCACTTACTGAAGCCGTACCCCCCCCCCAGACTCGGGAGTGATTGTAAGAAAATCTTTCTTCATAATTTTACTTTTAATGATTGAAACGAAATTATTTATGCTATTGACGTCAATTATAGCCGATTTAAGAGGTTAAAAGTATGCCCCGAACAAATTGTCCGGAGCACACCTTTAATTGGGTGTAGAGCCTTATAAGATGACCGCAAGGCTTGATACCACGTCATCGAAGTAATCCATTTGTGTGATACTTACTTTATCACCGAAATACTTCCTGAGTTTCTGAGCCACATACGCACCAGCCGGAATAGCCATGATGGGCGAAGTGATGCGTTCAGGGTAACGAACGACACACGTATATTCACGACCCTCCTCTTCATTGACCGTATAGGAAACAAGGAAGTGAGGAGTGGCGAGGTCGGCTGGCTTCATACTCTGGTCAAGAATGTGAGCCGTCGCTAATTTCTCACCGTTCAGGAAAGACAGGTACTCCCAATAGAGAGGCTCAATTTCACAATTCCCTTTGATGAACTTCTGAGCCAACGCCATAAGATATTTCACGGCTTCTTTGTTGCTCAACCCTATCGGAATGATGAATTCGTTGATGTACAGGAACGGTTCTTCACGCTTGCCATTTCTGTCGAGCGGATATACTGTACAGGCTATTCGAGCCAAACCAAGTTCCTTCGGGTCGGTGTCGTCTTTCACAACACGATATCCCGGAATAGGACAGTCGGTGAATTCACGGGTGTCTTCAGGATTGTCCGGACTGTCAAGTTCACCGATTGCGCTCAATACCTGTTCACCACGAACCAAAGCAGGAATCCAAGCGGTACGGTCTTCGTTCTCATCGCTGGTACGAGCCCAAATCATTTTCTCCTCAGGAATCTTTTCCTCAGAGTCAGGCTGGAACAGGTTTCCTTCCGGAGTCTTGACGTACTGTTCAATCTCCTTGTCGGTCATACCCTGTGGGTCAAGTTCGTGAACCAAAGTGATTCCTAACAGTTCCCAACCCATACCGTCCTTTTCCTTATTCATGGCTGCTTTGAAATCGCCAATCAGATTGTCGGTGAGGAGTGCAGGTGCGGGCAAAAGGTAGGATTTTTGAATGATGCGTCGACCGAACTGTCCAACCTTTCCGAACTTGCCTTCGTAGATGTAAATCTTCTTCCCATCAAGAGACTGAGGCTCATAAGGCTTCGCAGCCGTCATACGGTTGTTCTTGAGTTTCTTCGAACGACAAGCCTCGCATTCAGCATCACAAGCGGTTGAGGTGAAGCAATAGTTCGGATACTTGCCGGAGGTTGATACTGCATGAAGCGGTGTGCCCTTTACTTTACCAACTTCAAGATACGATAAACAGAGGTCGTACATTGTGTCAGCATCAATTTCTTCTGTCATACTAACAGGCATTTTGAATTCTTGAATCTTTCCGTCAGAGTCGGAATAGATGAAATTATAAACTACTTTCATAAGTCTGAATTATTTTAGGTGATTAAATTTGAATTGTGTAAACGGGTGTATCGAACATCGATATCTTTCCAGCAACCAACTTCTTCTGTTTTGCGTCGGGAGCCTGAAACATTACAGGGGTTGCGTGGTGCTCCGGCACATGCTTGAAACGTTCGAAGTACAGTTCAATCGCATTCAGAACGGTGATGGCAGATACCTGTGCCATCTCGGCTTCTTCTTTTGTTCCGTATAAGGAAGAGTAAAGCCTTTCGCCTGTAACTAATAGGATGGAGAAGCGAAACTTCCCCTTGGGGTTCGTAAGAGCGTTCACTTCGCTCACCTCTTTAATGTTCTCAACTCGGTAGGCTTTCTGAACCTCTACGAGTGGTTCCTTTGAAGGACTGTCCTGTGGGGGAGTAATCCATGATTTGATGAATATCAACATATCTTTCGATTTAAAATGAATGTACTGAATAAACGCTATTCGACTGGACTTCCATTGGAAATCTCATAAATCGCTCCGTCCACCTGTTTGTAACAGTCAAGATTCTCCGTTACCTGTACCAACGGACACGGCTTATCATTGAAACAAATGGATTTTGTTGACAAATCCGCAAGGTTTTGAATGTAAATGTAGGCGACCATATCCTTTAAAACATACCACTGAATCTTACAGGTAAATTCTTCGAAGTGACGGAAGAAGTGATACCACGTAACAATGTTCCAGAACAGTTCCTCAAGCCCAGCGTCTTTAAAAGACACGTATTGAGCAGCAAAGAGGAGGTGGCTGTAATACCACCTCAGGAACCACCCCAATTTATTCCTCTTCTTTATCATGTTTCAATGCCTCCTTTAAGTTAGGTTTCAGCGTCGCACGGATATTCTCGATAGTGTCACACAGGTTCGAAGCAGGTTTCTTTGCGTCATCACGCTTTTCATTCCAGTCGGCTGTTACGACATCCATATAGATGAGATACGCTTCGGGGAATTCGTTCTTCAGACGCTCCGGAGTGAAACGGGTTGTCTCCATCATACACTTCAGACGCTTTTCCATAAAGTAACGGTCTCTTTCAAGAATGAGATGTTCCTTAATTTGCTGAACGATAGGATGGTCTTCAGGGAGTTTCTTGGCGATGTCTTCAACCTTTTCATCAGCAATAGGAAGTTCCTGAGTAAACTTGAGGTGAATATAAAAACCTCTACTTCCCCAATCTTCAGGAAAGAACGTCTTCGGGAGGTTATAAGATGACAGTGATGGTTCATTACAACGAATGAAATACTTCTTGTGCGCTTTGAAACACTTCAATACATCGTCCGGAGTCTTTCCGATAATGTACTTTTCGAACAGTTCATTCAACTTCGCCAATGACGAATCCATCTGTTCTTTGTAGTTGAGATTTGCCAGCCGTGTGGCAACCGTCATACGGGTGTCTTTGTCAATAATTGCCATGTCTATTACTTTTTAGGGTTCATTCGAATAATCTTTTCTTTCGGTTGAGGAGCCTGTTCTGGCTCGTGAGGGACTTCCCACAGCATAGGCACATAGGTGAACTGCTCCTGTGGTTCGGGGTTCGCTTCCATAAGGAATACAACTTTGTCGGTTGCTTCGCTCTCTGTAAGGTTCTGTAAGGGATTATCGTCCTTGTCCTTTACAACTTCACCATCCGACAGGCGAATGACCTTAAATAGAGGCTCAGGGAGTTCCATGTTGGTGAACTCTGTTACGTCGAGATAATCACACCCGAAGTTCTCAGCCGTCTTGAGGTCGCTGTCGCTGAACTGTCCTTCCAGACCAGAGGCATCCCCTATCATTAGACAGTCTTCTTTGGAGATTGTGATACCTGTATTGTAAGTGAATTCAGCCAGCATGTCCTCAAGCATTCCCGGATTAGGTTTACGCTTCGGATGCTTCTTGTCATTGTAGGGACAGAACTGTCCGGCAACAAGCGTATTCAAACCGATGTACGATTGAAGGCACGCAATAACGTAGATGAATTTCGGTTGGAACATAGCGGGATGAACGTGTCCCAGTTCAATTCCACCCTGATTAGATACGATAAGAACAGCCTGTGGATGAAGTTTCTTGAGTTGCGCAAAAACCTCCATTTTCAGTTTCATGTCCCAGACTCCTTCCGGAAAGGTTTTCCCGGAAACGGTATCGATGAGCGTACCGTCCATGTCGATGAAGATGACTTTCTTCTTTGTAATGTCCATAATCTTTTGTTTAAAATGTTTGATAATTATACGTGGAATCCGAGGAGTTCGATTAGAACTCCACGAATATTAATCTTTCTTTTCTTCCTGGCTCTGTCACCCACATATGGGTTGAACCGAAGCCGTAAACGAAACAGGAATTGAAGAAAACAGGGAAACGCTCCTGTATGAGTTTCATACACGCACGGAGTTCGTTTTCGTTTTCACAAGATGTGATAGCGTTTAGGATTTCAGCGAAGATTTCAACTGAACGGCTACTCGTGTTTAATAATACTGATTCGACTGTTGCTTTCATGACTTTATTGTTTTAATTGATTGACGCAACAAAGGTAATGGATAAATTCGAATATCAAAAGAAAATCCCGGAATTTCTTCCGGGAAGTTCTAAGAATTTTTATTCAGTAATACTATATTCCTGGATAACTGTTCCATTCATCATAATTGAAAGAGGAACTTTTGTTTGTAAAGAACCCAAAACTGCTGATTGAACTTTTGTAAAAAGTTCAGTATTTAGATAATGAATGTTTCCAGATTTTAAGAATGTCCCCGAAATATTTTCAGCCCCTGGACCTTTCCCAGAAAAAGTAAATGTATTTGAAGAATCTGAATAAAATGATAAACGCATTACATTATCTTCGGTAGAAGCCCAACTCAAATAATCATTTGAAGAAATCTTAAATACCAATACACCATCTGAATTTTGTAATTGAGAAGTCCAAGTTCGTAACTTCATTGGTGAGCTTTTTTTTTCATAAACTGGAAAATTCATTTGTAACATAACATATGGGACTCCATTTTGTACTGCATTAACTGCCTTTGCCAAACCTCCTCCAGAGAAGAAGTTAATTGTCGTAGAACGTTCCTTCATTAAAGGATTTGGGTCAGCAACCGCAGTTACATCGGTCGACCCCCCCCCATTGTCAGGGGTGATTGTCAAAAAGTCTTTTTTCATTGTCTTGAAATTTTAATTGTTACTAAATACCTCAACGGCTGCGCAACCGCTGATGTTTATTCACTGTCACGTGACTGATATAATACGTTATTTCTTCCGTCGATGAGTTTTTCGAGCCTTGTTTTTCTTCCTGTCCTTGCGGATTTGCTTTTCGCTCCTACCACTTTTCGAGCCTCCCTTTCCGAACCGTACAGGCTCGCACCATTCGATGTGGGGAATCTCAGGTCGTGGCTGAATAGTGTACACCCTATCTTCGAATTGAGGAGCATCAGTAGGAGAGTAATCCTTGTCGAGTTCCACAATTTCAACATTCGCTTCCTTAGCCATTCTGAGAACCTCCGTAGGGAGTGCTCCTGTTCCGGCTCCGATGATACCTATCTTATTCATTCTCTATACTTATTACAACTCCATTCAGCATATCACTTACCACTAAATTCCCTCCCGTAATTTTGTCTGAGAGTTTATTACGTGACAACGTCAAGCCTCTCTCAAATGCGAGAGAGCGGATACGTTCACACATCTTTCGGGGGATTGTATTATCCTGAGAATTGACTATCGTTATAAGAACCCAAAAGAAGTCCCCGTGGTCTGTCGCTGAAATTGAATATTCAGTCCCGTCATCAAGATAGGCTCTTGAGTATTGATACTCCTTTCTGCTGTATTCAGAAGTAGCAACACGAGTTTCAAGACCTTCCTTTTGAGCAAGTTCATTGATTGACACTTGTAAATCCTTTGGATGAATAGCATTCAATCTGTTCTGATACTCGGTGATAGAACTCACCGACAGTTCTATGAGTGTGTCATGACTGACACGTGTGCCGCACCCTGTAAGTAGGAGTGCGAACACGGCTGTAATAATCATCAATCTTTTCATATCTGATAAATTTCTTTGTCCAACATTTGTCTATCAAAAGGGTTGGCGTCAATCTTGACATTCTGCCTGTCAAACTGTCGTAGGAAAGCAGAAATCTCCCTAATGCTTCTTTGGTCGAGGTCAACGAATTTAATATAGTCCGTCTTTCCACCCTGTAAGGACACGACAGCCCATGAGCCTGAATGGTGATGAACATCGACCGAAACATCGATGTTCCCCAGAAGTTTTCTGATACGTTCAGCACGAACCTCAGCCAAAGAGGTCGCACATTTCTGGCGATGAATTAACCCTTCTAAGTCCCTCTCCAACGCTTTCATCCTTTGAAAATCTTCCTTGAATAAGTATAGGAACAGTTTCCTCAATAGTTTCTTCATGATTCTTTCTTGGTTTTATTGTTTACACCGTACCCAAACAGGGCATAATCACATTTACAGGGGTCTAACGGATAGACATTACGGCAATTCGTAGTAAGTTCAAGCACTGTATTCATGCTATCACCTTTGCCCGTTATGAGACCCAATTGACGACCAACGGTTGCGACGTGAGTGTCAAGCGGAATGAGTAGGGACGACTGGGGAATGAAACTCCAGATACCTAAATCCACAGGACTGTTTCGACGGCACATCCATCGTAGGAACATATTCAACCTCTTACAGGCAGACTTCGAATCCTGGGGGATACCTTTCACTCCAGGGAACAGGCTTATCAGCGCATCGAGATAATCTGTGGCTCCCATCGTACGAGTATAGTTCTTCGACAGAGCCTTTTCCATATCTTCGTTGTTATCATAAATCTCCTTGAGCGCACGACACAGGTCAGCGAAGTCCTTCTCCTTGAAGAAACGGTACAGAGGTTCCTCCGAGTCAATGTACTTTCGCCAACCCATGTTCTTGATATACATATAGGGAGTCAGACGTTCCATCTCCTTACATAGTTTCTCACAGGTAGAGAGAATAGCTTTCCGGTTCCCATACGCTAACCAAGCAGCGATGAAGCCCACTATCTCCTGAGAACACTTGTATCCGAACCGTCTGGGGAACTGTACAGGGTCGTCAGTAATGAATTCAGGCTTCTCGTACTGCTCAGCCAGTTTCATGACCTGATGTCTTAATTTGTCGCTGATTGCTATCATACCTTGTTAGTTTCTTCGATTTTACACAGGAACGTGGCGGTCTTGAACTCGTCACCGTCCATAAAGTATTCAGCCATTTCATCAAGAACGTCCTTATAGGAAGTTATCTTGAAGTCCGCTGCCTTCTGAGGAGTCATCTTTTCGAAGACCTTTGCCCAATCACGACGAAGAACCCACGTGTCGCTCTTCTCATTCTGTACTATCAAGCGAGTCTCGGACTCAGGAATCCTTCTGAACCCTATCAGATAACCCTCGCGGAACGTGTACTGTCGTTTCTCTTTTCCGAATACGACATTCGTGTGGGAGCCGTACTTCAACATCTTCTTGGTGTCAATAACACCGAACCAACGATGAATGAAATCCACGTGAACAAAGATATCCTTCGGACCATTCTCGTACTTGATTTGAGGAGATACATACTCCAACTGCTTTACATTTCTATCCATAACTATCTATATTTAATTGGTTTCGTACTCAGCCAAAGCCTTGAGGCACTCTTCATGAGCCTCATGACAGGAAGCGTCCATGATATATTCCATATTATCATACTCCGGACATTCTCGAGTCGCTGTACCTGTTACATCAACGTAAAGTGTCCCGTCTTCATCGCATTCGACAATGAACCATCCGTCATTATACATAACATAACCATCCTCGTAGATAGTTTGAATGAGTGTACGTCCGTCTTTCATTGTAGAGGAAGCCAATTCATAGGGTTCTGTGATTGTACCCTGTTCGGCTTGATTGATACGAGCCATAGCCACGAGGCAAACCTTTGCTAATTGTCGACGGTCTTTGATGTTATCAACATAGCGATGAGTCCCTACTGGCTTGCTGAAGTCTAAATTTTTGTAGTATCTTGAACCTTTCATGACGTAACTTGTTTGATTTGACTGAGCAAATATACGTCCATTTATCGAATATCCAAGGAGTTTATCCGGAAAATCTTCATTATTTCTTCCGATTTTTCCTCAATTCGGCTCTGCGTTCTCTTCTACGAGCCTTCCCGTCCTGAATTTTTAGGGAAGATGAGCCTGTTATTCTGTACACCTTGGATTGAGTCTTACTGATTACGTGTTCACAGAATCCCGACAGGGTGACTGTGCTATCCTTATCCATTCTTGCGTTCATATTAGACGATTTAAGCGATTATAACTATACGGGGAATAAAATGTACAAGCCAACAGGGGTAAATCTCGTAGAGCGACCGCCAGTGGCTTCTATGAATAAGGAAAGAGGCAACCCGTTACAGGCAACCTCTTTCCAATCATGACTAAAACAAAAATCACATCCTCACGGACTTATTTCTTTTTACCTTTCTTCGGTTCAACAACCACTTTCACGGTTTTGGAAGCCTTGAAAGCAAGTGTGTGAGACTCGGGAACGTTCATAGGTTTCTGAGTCAACGGGTTCGTGCCTGTTTTAGCAGGGTTGACTTTCTGTTTGAACTTTCCGAAAGGTAGGCTGATTTCGTCACCGTCCTCAACACAGGTCTTGACAATCACCGGATTCAGTGCGTCGATTACTTTTTCGGTGTCTCTCTGGCTCATACCAGCCTCTTTGGCAACTGCTGCCACGAATTCTGACTTTCTCATTTCTTTTTAAATTTAGTGAATAAATGTTTCTATTTTCAAACGTGTTATAATAACGTCGTTTTTCGGTTGATAGTTTTTATCAATCCCTTTGGACTCCCGGATTATCGGCAGTCCTGATTGAATACAGCGGATAAATTCTTCCCGTTTGCGCCCACCATTCCAAGGAAGCGATATGCGAGATTGATTAGGAATGCTCGGTCTTTGTTGCGCTGATACGCTATCTTCTTACGAATGACAGACATCACCTTTGCAAACTTGATTCCGCTGTCGAGTGTAACATACTCGTGACTGAACTCACTTACCACCCATACGTTGATGATGACATCTCCCCACTGAAAGAGATACGGTTTATGCTTCCATGTCACTTTGTCCATACGACGTTCAGCGTTGGAGAGATAGTCCTCCTGCTCCTTCATTTGATACATCGATTGTTTCTGAGAGTCCGACAGTAACTTGAAGATACTCTGTTCCTGTTCGGGCGTACATTTGACTTCCATGTCGATGTCGTGAGGTTCGCCTGTTTCCATACCCAACTCGTGAAGAGCGAGTGAACCTACGATTAGGAAGTCCATACCGTGTGCGTCAAGCACTGATTTACGAAAGCCGTCCAAGGCTGTTTTAATTCTTGTTTCCATACGAAATTATTTGTTGATGTTAAAGATACGTGATTTCTCCGGAGTCAGGTTACAGTCCTCGAGACTGAATTATCGCTTTTAAACGACCACTGTAACCTTTCTTCTCCGCATAAATTCTGTCTAAATAGGCGAAATATTCGTCCTTTGTGAGCCGTCGGGCAAATGTACTCTGCCATATAGCATAGTCGGCTATACACTCCCGCCACGAGTTGAAATGGGCATGACCTAACATAGTTCCAACAGCAAGAGTGGGACGGCTTCCGGGAACTTTCATTCCCAGACAGTTGTGTCCCTCTACAAACAGTTTAGAAGTGAAGCCTCCGGACTCCTCAATACATTGTGCCATGACGATATCCGGATGGTCAATCCTCAACTTGAAGATATAATCATACACCTCGTCAAAGAGCGTTTCAGGTACAGGCTCCACAGCTTGTTCTTCAGTGTACTCACAGCCAAACGCTGGCTGAGATGGTACGGGTTCTGTCGCATCACACGACCGTATCACAAGAATGATTAGAATTGACAGCAAAAGAACCGCAAGCCCACGCCACATTCTTTTGAGATACTTCTGTTTAGGCAGATTTCCGCCTGGATAGATTGTTTCTGTTTCCAGCATAACTTCTCATTTTTGGTTTATAATAGAAAAACTCCTATCATGAGAAGAGCCAAGATACAGCCTAACAGCATAGCACCCATGCACATCACAAAGGCAATGATAAGAGCGTTCTTCACTCTTCCCCTGTAATACGAACGACACGCTCGACAGGCTGCTTCATTCACGCACATACATTTCCGGCATCTTCTCATGATGGTATTCTTTTTATAGTGTGACCATATTCACCCCAGATTGTCTCGAGAACTTTCAGAGCGAACTGTTCTTGTAACTTTCTTTCCTTCTCAATATCCGTTGACAGCCTGTACTGCTCACGATGTTGTTCATTCCATCCAAGCGTGTCAGCAAAGACCTTGAACGCTGGTTCGGTGAAATAGGAACAGACACTCACGTGACGACCAAACCTTGTATCGTCAGCCACTATAATCTCCCAACAGTATTTGTCAGACACACGTTGATACTCAGCAGCGTCGCCAAGTGAGCCTTCCCCAAGTTTCGGGAGGACGTGTATCTGACGAGTATGTCCGGGAGTGAATACTTCCTGAAGTTTTAACAGGTAGTTTCCCGATGACTTAACAGGCGAGTCAAATTGCTCAATCGCCTTTTGAATGTTTCTCCATGTTCCGTAGGACAGACCGTTCATATTCACCATCATAATCTATTTTCCTTTCTATTAATCGAGTTCGTTTACAACTAAATCCTCAGGGTCGAATAAGGACGGATATTCATCCATACCCTGCTTAACATCAAACGTGAAGTCCAACTCATACGTCTCATCAATGACGCAGAACTGCTGAGCGATTTCGCTCCACCTGATGACATTCTTCGGCAACCACGCTACTCCCAACTCTTTATTCATCACTCGCCAAGCCTTATCCGTACAGTGAGTGACGGCAGCAGTACGCATACGTCCTTCGTGTAGGAAGCGCACAAGACCGCTTCGGAACGTGTACCTGCGCATATAAGGTCTTTCGGGTGGTAGTTGTGGGGTGATAGGAGCCTCTTTTGGCGTCTCTACGACCGTTTCAGTGGGAAGGTCTGATAAGTGTCCGCGAAGGGATACATTCCCTCCCTCAAGAAACTCTATTGAGTCGTAGATTACTTGTTTGACAGTGCCGTCACTGAACGTAACGGTCACTGGCTTATTATTCTGATTGATTTCCATATCGGGATTATTTTGAAATGTACATACTATTCAGCGGAGACTCTATCATGCGATACAGTACGAGCGTCCCTGTCTCAACGCATTTAATCATGATGTCCCACACGAAACGAGGCTGTTCAAGTATAGGAGGATATTCATTAGCGATTATCTCGTAATGATTTTCGCTCCCTACAAACCATTCACCTCTTTCAGTGAGGTCAATAATTGTTTGCATTTGCATTTGCGCTTTTCTAAGCGAAGTAATTGAAAACGCCACGTCAGCGATACCCCAGACCCCATTTATTTGTTGGGCGGTGATGATGTTGTAAACTGATTTCTGTCCCATAACCAAATGATTTAAATTGTTTGACGGAACAAATATAGTGGCACTATTTGACATTCCAAAGAGTTTCCCGATAAATTCGTCAAAATTTTTCCAAACAGGCTACTGGGGTCGGCTTATACGGGTGATTTTATGCTTCCGACGCTCGTACCGTTCATTTCTGATAAATATTCTGTTCTCACGAATAGCCTCAACTTTGGCTATCCAGTAGTTTCTTTCAGCCGTGATACGGTTGATTAACCGTATCATCAGCATGGCTTTATTCACTTTCATAGGACTTCAATGATTTGTTCGATATGAAACTTTCTGACCTTTCCCTCTTCATAATCCTTCCCGGACAAGTACTGCCCTCGTATTTCGTCTATCTTTATCACACGATAGGCTCTTTTAGGAAGTACCATCCGTCCGGGAATATGTTTGTCAGGCATACCAAACTCTTCGAAACGTACCCGAACAGTATCCCCGACCTTTACCCTGTCGCGCATTCCTTCGAAACTCTTGAAGTCGAACACAGGGGTTCCGGCTCCTGAGTGGTTTAAGAACTTCGTCAACTCGTCACGGAGGTTTCTCACCTCTCCCATGGACATCACCTGAAAGAACGATGCCGTCGTTCCGTCGGTGATTCCTACTTTCACGGTTCGCCCATACTTGTCAGGCTCTTCCGTCTGAATGATTGGTTTCAATGTCTTCATCTTTATCTTCATTTATAAACTGTTTCATAAACGGGCAATCATCTCCACAGGGGTAAACCATACCATCACCTCCTGGGTCTTGCCATGTAGGTAAGGCATGCAGGTCGGCTGTGCAACACGTTATACCATCTCCGAGGAGAGTAGTATTGAAATGCTCACAGGTTCTTCTGTGTGCTTCTATTTCTTCCTTTGTCTTCATTGTAACATTCTTTTGAGCAGTAGTGTTTATTCCCTGAAACTATCCAGTCGTAACGTCGTATCTCGACATTAGAGCCTCCTTTGGTGTGAGTAACCGCACCACAGATATCACACGTATATTCGTACCATTTCGTCTTCATCTCCTAAATTTTCTTCTTAAGTTTCAACCGTGTAATAGCATCCTTGCGGGAGTAAGCCATAATCGTATGACCTTTCACAGTGAACTCCCTCAACTCACGAACAACGGGTTTCGGCTTCCGTTGGTTGTCATTACGTCGAACCCCTGTATTGCGTTGAGGAGTTCTGAATGGGTTATTCGATTGTGCTGCCGCCATCATCAGAGCGGTCATCAGCAACATTCTTTTCATTCTTGTCATAATCGTCTCTAATTTTTATATAGTTTCTACATCTATAATATCGTATCTTTTCTCGACAGTAACCGTCATAAGCACAGGTTTCACAGAGCGCAACCTTGCCAGCACGATTCTTACCATATAGGGAAGTGTCCTCTTCGTTCATGGCTTCACTCGTCTGAGATAAATACCTTCTCCCTTCGGGAGTTTCCCATGCTCTCTGATATAGTTGTCTCGATGCTTTATGCAAAGGTCGCTACGGCAAGCGCAGACCGACCCCTCGAAGCAACACGGGTAACAGGTTGGGTTCTTCTGACCCAAGCGTATTTCGAACCCCTCCTCTGTGGTGATTAGTTTGCCCATAATATATTGGATTAATTATTCTCGATGTCTATATTCGAAATAACGTAGTGCCCCCAGTATCAGAAGCACTACGAATGTCAGGATTTCTTTCATGACTGACCCCTATTTAGTTTCCAGAGCCTTGTTAGCACGCTCGATTTTACGCTTGAGGGAAGCAATACGGTGGCGGATAGCCTTGGCGTCTTCCTTTGACAGTTTAGCGAACTCCTCAGTATTAGCAACCAGAGCCTCTTTCTCAGCAAGTTCAGCAGAGTAGGTAGAGAGGCGAGCCTCAGCGTCACCAACACGGGGAGCAGACTTCTTTTCACCCTCTACAGAGGCTTTCTTTTCCTTCTTGGGAGCCTTGTCAGCCTTTGCCTTCTTATTGGCTTTAGAGGCTTCTTTGACTTCCTCTTCGCTCTTTAACGGCTGGGCTGGCTTGATAAGTTCCTTGGTATTCTTTTCGATTTCCGCCTGACGACGACGTTCTTCACGTTCCTTCTTTTCTTCTTCACGGTGACGAGCCTCAATAGCAGCGTCGCGGAGGTCAGTATAGATGATGTAGAAGCGTCCATAAGCGTCGAACAGTTCTTTCTTGCTGTTGGCTTCGGTGTACTCCTGAGGTGAGAACAGGCTGTTAAGACCTTTGATAGCAGCACAGATGTCATTGATAGCAGCGACCATGTTAGGTTTGCTGATGTACTTCATTGCCTTCTTTTCGTTAAGCATATCTTCGTTAATTACGAAAGAAGTTACATTCTCGGAAGCGATGTTGTTTACAGTTGTCTTCATAATTCTAATTTTTAATTTGTTTGACATTGTTGATTTAATTTGACATTACAAAGATAGTGCTTTCTATTGAATCAGCAAAGAAATTATCCGGAAATCTTCAAAGAATTTTCAAGATTTTTCTGGTTTCGTCGGTTTAGTCCATTGTAGAGTCTCCTGTTTGAACTGAGCATTATAGCGAACTTCCCTGAACGGATGTCCTTTCGCCAGTAGTTCGATAGTCTCCTCAAGGAACTTCTTCGGAATACCTATATGAGTGTCATCAATAGGAGTGACCACACGCTTCGGCAGCCACCTACCAAAGTAATACTCTTTCCCTTCCCAGCACACAGGGTGTCCGGGGTGTTCAACTATCCAGAACGTCACACGATACTGGACAGCCTTTTCGGTCTCACCGATTTTCTCGACTGTTAGTGTTCTCATATCAAATATACTATTGCTTCGGCTACATTCTCAACGGAGTAGGAGCCACTCTTCACTCCGTCGTATATCATCTGGGCAACTTTCATGAGTTGTTCCTTCTGTCTTTCCTGACGTACCTGTTCAGCCGTCTTTATTACTGTACAGGTGTGCGTCTTAGGAGCGGTCTGATGTGGACCGATAGTTCGTGTCCATTGAACACCCGAAGCCCACCAAGACATTCCCCTGTCATCACCGTATATTCCTGCGGACGGTGAACCGTGTACAATATGAGCCACATGGGTTTCCCCAGTGGCTATATTCGTGACCTGTATTACATCCCCGACTGTCATACGTTCTCAGATTTAGGTTCAGGAAGCCAAGCGATGACAATACTGTTCGCATGAATCCATTTACCGTTGACAAGGCTGCTATCTTTATAGAAGCGATGTCTCGCCACCTGTAAATCGCCATACTTTCTGTACAGGACAATCACGACTTGCTCCTCTTTGGGTTTGGCGTCTTCAACCTTTATCCAGGGGAACAGGTCATCTTCATTGACTTCTTGGAACCTGTCCTGACGTTCTTCATCAGTCATCACGTAGAAGGAACTCTGGTTTCCGTAGGGAACCTCAACATGAACGAGCCACTCCTTTTCGTGCACCAAAATGTCTTCGCCTGACGGAATAACGATAACCGCCATCATCTTCTTGTCCGTACCTTTGTTCAGGAACGCTCCCTCGATTTGTGTATAGGGTTCACGCTCAAGAATGAACTGACAAATTTCATCACTGTTTGTACCATCGTACTGAATAGCCTCTACCTCGTAGCGGTCTAATCCTCTTAATTTTACTTCCATATATCTTCTCTTTATTTATTGATTTGTACTATTATCCCCATATCACATAGTTTAAAAACCTTACCACACCGTCCCACCACTCGAAGAACAGTTTCATTCCCCACAGGAATAGGAACACGAACACGGCTATCCAGAACCGCTGCCACCACACCCTGTATTTCTTTACTAACTTCTTTCTTCCGAAGCGTCCCCAGAAGAACTCAAATATTGTCCAAATTATTCTTTCCATGATGCCTTATAGTGTTATATTATTTTCAACGGCTGCAACAGCCAATATCCATGATTGCTTGTCACTGATGAACGCAACTTTCTTTCCGTAGGGGTTCATCGTCTTGTCGACTGTTTCGGCTATCTTAGCAGCGAAGCCGTCTGTCGCCTGTACTTTACTGATGAACTGCCCGAGAGCATTGAAAGCGATGTCAAAATAGGAGTTGTTATTCCAGCGGTCAGTTCCCGCCATATCCTTGATTTCATTCGCTAACTTCTGAACCTGTTTATACTGTTCTGAACCTTTCTGTAACATAGTTTGTTTCCTCCTTTGATTTAATTGACTGAGCAAATGTACTGGGTTCTATCGACATATCAAAGAAATCCCGGAAGAATTTCCGGGATATCCTCAAGATTTATTTCTTTACCTGTTTAAGATTGGCTATATAGCGAGCGTGAAGGCATTGTATATTATAGCCACCAGCCAGGATACAACTCGTTTTAAAGATGTATCGAGCGTCTTCAGTACGTATTACCCACTCGCCTACATAGTTTCCCTGCTGACCTCTAAAAGAGATGAGGTCGAACGACTGTATCTTATCTTTGATAGGAGTGAGTTTCTTCTCTACCTGTAATTTCAATTTTGCAGTAGCCTGTTCGATTGTGAGCCGTACCTCTTGGTCACGCTTTGCATAAAACTTCTCACGAGACTCGCAGTAGAAGTGAATGCTCAGAACTCCTGAAGCCTGTATTTCCTTATTACGAATGTATTCTGGCTGACGGTCATAGCGTACTCCAGGAGTGTGAACCATTTCGTCCTCATGAGTGTAGCCACAGAGCGTGTAATAGGTACGACGGACAGCGGTTTGGTAGATGTGATTGAGTGAGCGAGGGAAAGACTCTTCATTCTTTTCGAGTTGTTTCGTAGCCTCAGCCACAGCGTCCTCTCGAGATTGATGTTGGCTTATATATTCGCCAGACAGTATCTTCTCATACAGGTTTTTATAAGAAGCATAATCACGAATGACTCTTGAGATATTGTTAGCGTACCATTTAGAAGACTGACAGGTTCTTTTCGCTTCCTCGTTACGTTCCCAACCCTGTTCCCAAAACTTTTCGATAGAGGCTTGAAGTTCGTCAAGTGTCACTTGAGCCGTGGCGAGAACCTCTTGTTGGATTTGACTAATTGTTTTCATACTGTTCATTTCTTTATTGATTGACAGTACAAATATAGTCATTCCAGATGACTCAGCAATGAACCATCCGGAATTTTCTTGAGGAATTCTTCGATTATTTCCTTAGAAGTTGTATGAGATGTCCATCAGCACACGACCTGTTTCCTTTCCATCTCTTACTTCGAGGCTGAACGGGTTGACTGAACAGCGGAGTTCGTTTATAGAGTCACGAAGAGCACCCTGTACCGCTTCACAAATCTTTTCGGCTTTGCTATCGAGACGGCTTTCGTTCTTACCAGCACCACGTGAAGTATAGCCACGGAACTTGATGAACCTGAACTTCCCGTCAGACACGAGATGAAGACTCAGACGACCACGATTAGAGGCTTTCTCTTTGTCCGGACGGTTCATAGTGAATGAGTCGATTGTCAGGTGTAACTTCGCTAATACAGGTTCCAAGTCATTGATGATTTGTTGAGCGACTACTCCATTAGAAGCAAACTCCTGTAACATACGATTGAGGTTCGACATCTCTTTTTCTATCTCTGAACTGTACTGATTAAAGTTTTCGTTAAAATCTTGTGACGTTTTCATATCCTTATTTGTTTTAATATTTGACATTTGATTTACTTTGATGACACAAAGGTAGTGGATTCTGATGAATCCGCAAAGAGTTTCTCCAACTTTCTTCAAATTTTCTCATGGATTTAACATTTCGAGACAGTCATTTCGCCCATAACTCGCTATGGGGTGACCATGTTAGGAGCAATGACAATCCCCTGTCCAGAGTCTGTTATTCCTGCACCGAAATTCCCGGAGTAGATGCAACCAATTATCCGTGTCTTGGTGGAGAAGTTTTTAGGATGATTTAAAGGTTGTTTTCGACGCCAGCGTGTCAGTCTCGTGATAACGGATAGTGAGGCATACGATATCGTCGCAAATGACAGCCCACGGAGTCCTGGGTGTGGAGTAGGAACAGTCATCGGACACGGTTCTTCGGGGGGAGTCGCGCAGGATTCTGGCGCAGGAGAGTGTTGCAGTCCGGATTCGAAATACCCTGAACCTCCATTGACCAACCCATACCACACCCCAATAACACCCAGCCTCAGCCATACCCCTCACCTCAATACCCACCATACTCCATATAGACCTATATAGGGAGGCTCTATACCCATCAGTGATTATCACCCCCTACTTTCTTATTTGGTAGGTATAAGACATCACCAAAGTCATCACCTCTCTTACTATACTCTATTAGGAACTAACCATTGTGAGGCTCAGCATTATACCATGTTGATGGTGGACGTCCCTGTTCGAGACGTCCAGAGGGGTGTAACAAGCCATCACCCGTGACTCATCACATCCCTCCACACATAATCCAGAACCCGATGTCGAATATCGAACACCGCCTCTTGAATCTATCGAGTCGACTGACTATCCTTCCGCATCATACTGTACTCCCGCCTCAACTGCTCAAGTGTCCCTGTATTATATCGAATAGTGTCAATCAACCTTTGCACATCTTCGTACCGTTCATCAGCCAATGCCTCACGACGAGCCGTTTCGAGAACTCCCAGATACGAGCACATCACAGGTATCTCAGCCTCTAATATCTTTTGATACAATACGGATTGATTTCCATACACGTAATCAATTTTCCTACTGAGCAACGTGTATCCCCATACCGACAGCACGATGACAGCCGTCAGCAGTACACACAATATAATGAGAAGAACTATCATAATACCATCCAATCTTTTGCGAACATATCATTCCAGTCCGGAACGTAATTTGTAGCCACTGATGATGACGGGTACTGCTTCACTATCAGACACTGGTTACGATAATGAATATCCCCATCGGCTGTCTTTCCAATGAACTGTTTAGCACTGTCCGGAAGCGACTGCATCTTAGGAACAACCTCAGCCGGAATGTCGCTGTCGATTTGCTTCACCACAAACTTATCTCCAACCCAACTTTCTCTTCTGACACATTTACCAGCCTCAAGAGCCTGTAATGCTTCACCGAAGGATAGGTTCTGATACGGGTGCTTATATCCTTCAACTTCTTCAGTTGTAATCCCCAACAGTTTCATTCGTTGTTTCAGAGCATGAAGATAACTCTTCATCGCTTCATTCTGAACCAACATCGATGTTTGAATCTCTGTTTCGAGGCTTTCGAATTTAGGATTTTTGAGGATGAAATCCTGTAACTTCACCTGACGCTCATCAAGTTCTACATACTCTTGAATGAGTCTTTCTTTAGATCG